AACGCCAACCTCCCGAGCACCTTTAAGATCGCTCGTGAGACCCTGATGACCGCTCAGCGCCTTCTGCTGGACACCGGGAACCTTAACATGTTCCACCAGTCCATCGGTTCGCTGACCCTGCTCGATGACTATCGTCGTTGGCGCGATCGCGTCTTCCTCGACGAGTTTTCGAAATCTGAAGCTCGCGGCGCGGCTTCGGATACCCAAGGCGGTTACTACTACCCCAACGGCAAAGTTAAGACTGGTTCGACCACTCTGACTGCCTATACCGCTACTGAGTACGCTTCCGAGCGTTACAAGTTTAACGTCAAGACCGACCTGCTGGAAGTTGTCAAGCAACTCCGCAAGCGGAATACCCCCGTGTTCGCCGACGGTTACTACCGTTGTATCGCTGATCCTTCCTTCATGAAGGACCTGCGTGCTGACCAGGGCTTCCGTGAAGTGGCTCGCTATCCTGGCATGGGCCAACCCAATCCTCTGATGGGTTCCATGGCTCCTAACGCTGCCATCTATGGTGGTGGTCAGTATGGCCAGGCTCAGTTCGTGGCTGGCGAACCGGTTATGCCTTCTGGCTTCGTGTTTGAAGGTGTTCGTTTCTTCGAGTCCACCAACTTTGCTGAAAAGTCCATCACTGTTGACATTGGCGACGGTGCTGGTGCTATCTCTCACACCACTCCTCCCGCTCTGTTCTTCGGCCCTCAAGCCGTTGGCGTGGGTATCGGCGGTCCTAACGCTCAGGTTCTGATTAACAATAACGACGACTTCAGCCGCTTTATTATCCTGATTTGGCAGCTGTACGCCGGTTTCGCGAACCTGAACAAGGACTTCGTGACTGCCGCCTTCACCATCGTTTGAGGATAGGAGGTAACTAACAATGGCTGCTTACAAAGAAGAAGCCGGTGCTATTCTACAGCCCGGTAATCAAATCAACCGCCTGTCTTCGTATAACACCGAGGGTGTGTACGGCTGGCCCGGTGTTGAAGCGTTCGAACTGATCGGTTATGCCAAGGTTGATAACCTGGCTGCCGATAAAGCTTCTTACAAGAGCTTCGACATCATCGTTCCTTCGCCTGATCGTCGTCCTGACGACCGTGTCCGTGACAACCGCACCTCGCTGGTTGTTCAAGCTAGCTCGGCTCGCCCTGCCTATGTGTATGGCGCTTCGATCGCTATTGCTCAGGACTACCCCGCTGGTGGTCTGGCTGGCTTCCCCGCTTCGCCTGTGACTGCTGATATCGGTGGTACCTCCACCGAAGGTCTGCTCCTCGGCCCCAACAACGCTGGCGCTCCTTTCGGCGTGCCTTCGACCCAAGCCAATGGTCTTGCTGCTGCAAGCTCCATTATCAGTGCTACCAGCTCCCTGTTTGCTCAGGGCCTGACTGATACCACTGTGGCTGACCTGCCGTTCTGGACCGCCGTTACCACCGCTGGTATCGACGATCAGGATGCTGCCAACTCGATGTTCTACAAAGTTACGTCGGATACCACCTTTAAGGTGTTCAACGTTAACGCTGTGACTTCGACCACCGTTGACGGTGATGGCGTGTTCATCAGCTCGGCCGACAAAGATGCTGGTAAGGCCGGTTACATCCTGTGCCGCGTCAACTACCTGCGTCCTGCTCTGGGCGTGTCCTGGAATGACATCCAAGGTTTCATCGACTTCGCTTCGCAAGTCGGCGGTACCGACAGCTGATCCTTCAGCTGATAAAATTAGCGGGTTCTTCGGGGCCCGCTTTTTTTGTGCCTATTGAAGAGTAAAGTTAACTTTGTTAAGCTAAGCAGAGATTAAAACTGCTTTTATGCTGTATCAATACAAAATGACTGGTGGCCTGGTTGAGGTCGTCTCCAAGCATGGAGATGGCATCTTGATGTGCCTCGATTCCCAAGACGAGGTTTTGTACATCGAGGAGAGTGAGCTCACTCCTCACCTTGAAGCCACAAACGAAAAAATTCGTACTGAAGAACGTCTTACGGCAGTTCTTGAAGCAGAGGGGGTCAAGCCTGCCAAGCCGACCACCAAAGAAACATTTCCTCTGGATGTCCGGATTAACATCAACACTGCCAGCGCCAGGCAAATTGCAGATTCTCTCCCTGGAGTCGGATTGAAGACAGCCCGTGACATCAAGGATTTGCAGACATCTATGCCAGGGGAAAAATTCCTTAAGCTGGAGCAATTAAAGTCAATTAAACGTGTGGATTGGGACGAAATTTTTAAAGAAAATTTGGTTCGGGTTGAGTGATAATTAGCGCGTGCTAGTGTGTTAATGGGTATATCTAAAGGATGTGCCCATTACGCATTTCTTTCGTGTAATGCAACTCGACACTTTTCTCAAATCTAAAGTTCGCTGGCACCTGGGATATAACCTGACATCGGTCCCTGCTGGTGATCAAGCACGACTTGAGGAAGCTGTCAACAATATCCAAGATTCGTTCTGGTATAGCAAGATTGTCGAACAGATCAGTCGGTGCGATGAAGCTGAAAAACGCACTGACATGACTGGCAGCGTGAACAATAATACCGTCCCCCGTAATCGTATTGAGAGTATCGCAGGTGATGTTGATCGAACGATTGCAACCTCTGACTTTAGAGACACGCTGAAAACCTGGACGGCAATCTATTTATACGAGACGGATCGACTCGCTCTCCATCTCTATGTTCCGAATTACCGAAACCCCGAGCAAGCTCGATACCGATTTAACCGGGAAGGTGCTGAATTCATTCAAGCGCTTCCTGGTCCTGCCGACACTGCTGTGGGGACTAGGATCATGTTTGCTACCAACTTCCGTTGAGGCACGTCAATTTTATCTGATCATGCCAACCGATTTTCGAGAAATAGCCAGGCAAAAAGCCACACAGTACGGATTAATTCCTGAAGTTTTTGAGCGTCAAATTCAAACTGAATCTGGATTCAACCCGAAGGCTGTTTCACCCTCTGGTGCGCAAGGAATTGCCCAAATTATGCCAACCACGGCAAAAGGTTGGGGTGTTAATCCTCTAGATCCTGTTGCTGCATTAGGTGCCTCAGCCAAAAATATGGCTGGTTACATTAAAACTTACCTTGGCGGAAAAGCCCCATCTGCTGAGACTGATCCGGTCAAGTTAAGAGCTGCTTATGAGAAAGCGTTGAGAGCGTACAACGCTGGGCCTGCTGCAGTAGAGAGAAGCAAAAAATATTCTGAAACAAATCGATACGTCCAAAAAATTATTGATCCTAATACATTTAGTTTTACTGAGGCTTTAAAAAATCGAAGTACTACTCAACAACCACAGAAACCACAACAAATTTCTGCTGCCCCAGGAGGAAACACGTACATTATTTACGGTGACGGGGAAACCGAAGATCCAGCATTAAATTTTTTACGTGGTTACAAAGATAAAGTTCAACCACAGGTCCAAGGGATTGATCCGCTGGCGCTGTTAACGAAAGCTTTTTCTCAAACACCGAATTATTTAGGTTAAAAATGGCAACACAAGGAATTATAAAAGATTACTCTATTGAGGATATTGGTAAAGACCTGCAACATTACGGGTTGCGTGTTGGCGAAAATCCTGCTTTTGGTAAAGTTGGCAAGCATGCGCCGGGATCATATCATTACTCTGGCCGAGCAATTGATGTTACAGATTGGAGACCAGACGTAGCCTCTGCTTTCCCTGGCGGCAAACCAATTCCATGGAAACAACGGACAGGAGAACTTTCGTACAGGGCCAAAAAATCTGGACTTTTTACGGAGGCTTTGGGGCCTGGAGATCCTGGTCATCAAACACATGTCCATCTTGCTTTAAAAGATAAGGCAAAAGCTACTCCTGAATTAATTCAGTGGATTGCTACGGGTCGCTATAAAACTCCTCAGGGAAAAATTACCGATGTAATGCCAGCTTTAGGGCAGATCCCACCAGCGCCCCAACTTCCTCCTGCACAGCAACAGCAACAGCCTGCCGGTAATACTTACATCTATATTGGAGGTCGCTCCAAGAAAGAAGATTCTCCGGAGGATTTTCTTTCTTCCTACATCAGGGACTCGCTTTTTCAAGGTACACCAGAGATTAAATCTACATTTAATCCAACTGCTATGCTGCAATCTGTGTTTGCACAGACCCCTAACTACATGGTGTAATGAGATTTGCTGCTGTCCCTGGTTATTATCCATCTTTCCCTGTTACCTACGGAAATCTGTATGGTGACGGAAGCATGACCACTGCTGGTTTCTCAGATCCATTTAATATGCAACGGTCCGAGAAACACCAAACTTGTCCGCACGTAGTGGCTTACAATGGTATTGAAGAGCCTCGTTTTCAGCTC